AGCATGGATGACATTGTTAATGGTTCGTGTTTCACTAGCGAAGAAGAAGATAAGATTTTCTTTAGACTAGATCAGTTCCAAGAGTATTTACGCAATAGAAGGTTGCCTCACGTAGACGAAAATAAATTAAGTATTTATTTAAAAGAACTAGGTGCAGGAACAACAAAAAGACAATTAAATGGCAGAAAAGGATTATTAGTTTGGTATGTACCTGCTAAAGAATTTGCTACTGTTATTGAAGAAATAGATGAACAAGAAATACAGAACACGGAGTTAGAACCATTTTAGATAACGTTTGGAAAATTATTGGGCCTCCTGGCACAGGCAAAACGACAACTCTCTTGAAGATTGTAGAGGATCAGTTGTCCGAGGGCCGTGAGCCTGACCGCATTGGTTACTTTTCTTTTACTAAAAAAGCAGCCAACGAAGCCATTTTTAGAGCTACCAAGAAGTTCCAGATAGAGAGAAAAGAACTAAAGTGGTTTCGTACTTTACATTCTTGCGCTTATCAATTCTTAGGGTTGAGTCCTACAGACATGATTGACCAAAATGATTTTAGAGAATTTTATCGTGAAACAGGAATTGATCTTTCTCAAACTATTCTTTCTAAAGAAGTGATAATTGGTGAAGAAAGTTCAGGACTACATTTATTAGATTTATATCGAGTAAAGAATACATCTCTAGAACAAGAGTTTAGAAACTCAGGGATGCATATCAAAGGTGGATTAAATAGAATCCAACAGATTGATAAGTTGTTTCGTATATTCAAAAAGAAAAGAGGCATCTTAGATTTTACTGATATGATTTTAAAGTTCATTGAAATCAATGAGTGTCCAAAATTAAATACAGTTATTGTGGATGAAGTGCAGGACTTGAAGCCTATCGAATGGCAGATGGTTCAGATCATGATGAAGCAAGCAGAGAAAGTTTATTTGGCAGGCGACGATGACCAGGCAATCTATGGTTGGAGTGGCGCAGATGTTTCAAAGTTAATTGATTTAGATTGTCATTTGCAAGTTTTAAATCAATCTTATAGAATACCTAAACGAATATTTAATAAGTCAGATAGATTAGTGTCCAGAATACAAAAAAGAATTCCTAAAGAATGGTCTCCTCGAAATGAAGAGGGAATGGCTGCTGTAGCAGGATTTAATAATGTGGATTTAAAAAATGGAGAATGGCTGCTTTTAGCAAGAACAAATTATTATATTAACAATGTTGCTGATGGTTTGAAAAAAAGAGGATTTTATTTTGAAAAAAATAATTCTCCTTCTATCAGCGATGCAACCTTAACTGCTTTTCGTTCTTGGAAAGCTTTACAAAATAAAGAAGAGATTCCACATTCGGATGTGAAGAATATGTATCAATATATTCCTTCAGGGAAGAATGGAATAACAAGGGGTATGAAAAATATGCCTGGTGCAAAAGAAGATGCAAAATATTCTTATGATATTTTAAATAAAGAGTGGGGCCTGCAAGTTAGTATTAATGTTTCTTGGGATATGGCTTTACAAAAAATACCAGAGGAAGAACGCATTTATATGAGACAAGTTATAAGTAGCGGGCATGACTTGGATAAGAAAGCAAAGATTAGACTTTCCACAATACACGGCGCTAAAGGTGGAGAATGTCAGAATGTCGTCGTATTTTCTGATATCTCTAAGAGAATCAACGATAGTTTGTGGACTAATAGAGATGATGAAAGGCGTGTCTTTTATGTAGCTATGACACGAGCCAAACAAAATCTTTTTATTATTCCTTCAAACTCTCAGTATCAATTTGAGGAGATATTTCAATAATGGAAGAAAAAGATAATTTAAAAAAAGAAGCACCCAAAGTTAATTGGTCATTACCCAGATTCCCTGATGTAAAGGGTATTACACAAGTAGCAATTGACCTGGAGACATATGATCCAGGTATTAAAGATCATGGTGCAGGATATGTTTCAGGTAATGGTTTTGTTGTAGGGGTTGCTGTTTCGTTTGAAGGATTTGATGGTTACTTTCCTGTTAAACATGAACGAGGAGCTAACTTACCGGAGACAGCCGTTAAGAATTGGTTAAAGAGTTTATTTAAAGAAGATCCTATTGTGATCTTTCATAATGCTATTTACGATTTAGGTTGGCTACGTCGTTGGGGTGTAGAATGTAATGTCACAAAAATCTACGACACTTTATTAGCTGCACCTTTAGTCGATGAAAATAAATATAATTATAAGTTAGACTTCCTAGCAAAAGATTATTTAGGGGAAAGAAAAGAAACAGACCTATTAGAAAACTTTGGAAAAGAAAATGGATTTAGATCAATCGAAAATATGCACATGGTTCCTTCTAGTTTAGTTGGAATTTATGCAGAGCAAGATACTCGACTGACTTTAAAGCTGTGGGAATTCTTAAGAATAGAATTACAAAAACAAAATTTAATTGATGTTTTTAATCTTGAAACAGATCTCCTTCCTATTTTATTAGAAATGAAATGGAAAGGTGTTCGTATTGATTTAGAAAAAGCAGAGAAAACAAAAAAGTTTTTTAGTGATGAAGAAAAAAATATTTATCAAACTATTAAGAAAGAAACAGGAATTAAGATTGATGCTTCCAGTATCTATACCCCTTCTGTTCTTCAAGAAATATTTGATAAGGTAGGAGAGAAGTATGAAGTCACTGAAAAGAATAAACAAATTAAAATAGAAAAAGTTTCTTTATTAGAAAGTGAAAATCCTATTATCAGAAGTTTAGCTTTAGCTAGGGAATTTAATAAAGCACATACTACTTTCGTAGACTCCTATTTAAAGTTTGCAATCAATGGTAGGATTCATGCGGACATCAATCAGTTAAAGAAAGAGGACAACAAAGGAACTGTCAGTGGGCGGATGTCCATGAGTTATCCAAACTTACAACAGGTTCCTTCTCGTAATCCTTTGGTTGCTTCTAAGATACGATCCTTATTTTTACCTGAAGAAGGCGAACAATGGGCTTCTTTAGACTATGCACAACAAGAGCCTAGACTACTCGTACATTATGCCAAAAAACAGGGTTTAGAGGGCGCTGATGAGATGGTTAAATTCTTTGAAGATGGAATGGACTTCCACCAAGTAACTGCTGAAATGGCAGGAATTTCCAGAAAAGAAGCAAAAACAGTCGGTCTTTCTTTAATGTATGGTCAGGGAATTAAAGCACTAGCAGAGAGTCTAGAATCAACTGAAGAAGAAGCGAAAGCATTGAAAGATAAATATAATAAAAACGTTAGTTTTTTAAAAAGTATTATGACAAAAGCGACTAGGTATGCCGAACAGCAAGGCTATATCAACACCATTTTAGGAAGAAAGTGTCGCTTCGATCTATGGACGAGTAAAGACTTTGAAGATAGAAGAGTTTTCTCGTATGAAAATGCTAGGAAAGAATGGGCGTGGAATCAAATCCAAAGAGCCAATACCTATAAAGCATTGAATAGAGTTATACAAGGTTCAGCAGCAGACCAAACCAAATCAGCCATGGTGAGTCTGCGGAAAGAAGTAGGGGTTATTCCTATGATTCAAATACATGACGAACTCAATGTCTCCGTAACTGATGAGACCCAGGTAAAAGAGATTAAACGAGTAATGGAGTCTGCTGTTGAACTTCACGTTCCTACAAAATGTGAAGCTAAAATAGGTCCTAATTGGGGAGAGGCAAAATGAGAATTGTTTATCAAGACGGAAGATTATATGTCAGCTTAACTAAAGAGGAGATTCAACAGGCACAAGATAGTATAGGGATGCCCTTAGAATTACCTATTGGTCAACTGAAAGTATTTCAAGAGGACATTCACAAAGCCGCAATGGCTCATTGGTCAAAGGTTGAAGTGCCTCGTCTCGTAAGAGAACATCAGAGATCTCAAAAAAGCACACCTAAAAAAAGAAAATAACATTATATTCCCGGTCATGCCTGTATACACAGAACAAGACTTACAATTTATAAACGGAGAAAAATAATGTTTAACTTAACTAAAAGATCAATGAATCACTTCTTAAATTTCTTTATAAAAGAAGATAAAGACAAAGAAGTAAAAGAGTATTGCCAAGCTGAATACAAAAAAGATTGGTATGCTGCTTATATGACCTTCAAAGAAGAAGGTAAATTCCCCAACTTTATTAGAAGAACGCTTTAGTTAAGCGTTCTCCACAATTTCAGCTAAGGCTTCGCATCTCACAGGAGTTTGCGAATGCCACCTGGAATCTTTCATTTGAGCTGCTGCTTCTTTTTTATCGCCTTCTGATAATGCTTTCCACATTTTACGGAACTTAGATACGCCATTTTGGCCAAGCTGAAAAACCATTTCCACTATGACATGCTCAATGGCCGTCGGCAATCGTCGATCGCCCTTGTATAATTGACCAATTAATTGCTCTGCACCTGCGCAAGCTCTATTTAAATCTATTAAAAATAAGTCCTCTATTTCATCTCTTGAAATAGTTACTCCCTCTTTAAATCTTTCCTTTTCGTGTGGCTGTACCAAATGTCCTATCCCGACAGTGGGTAGGCCTAGCGAATCTAAATAGACGGTCTCTACACAACCCTCATGGTCACGAATTCTAGCCTTCAGTTCATCAGTAATTTTTATAGTGTTATTCATTTTCCACCTATTCCCCAATGTACTTCATGAGGATCTTTTTCCTTTCTTTTGAATAAGTATGCACTTATTAAGTTTCTAATGTGTATTAATATTCTCATATTATCTGACAGATAATATACCAGTTCCGTAAATATTGTTAGTCTTTTTTTGAATGTCACCTAATCTTTTTTCAATCATGCCGCCATTAGCAGCATATTGGCCTGTTGGTTGTGTTAAAGTTCCTTCTTTAATTTTTTGTATTTCATCTAAAGTAATATCAGGACTTATACCAAATACATCTCTCATTTCATATATTTGATCTGGAGACATTTTCTTAAATTGTCTTTCTGTTGAAATTTTATTTATATCTTCTTGAGAAGCATCAGCATATAGATATTGATTACCTTGTGGAGAAAATCTTTCCTTATCTTGATAGTAATAATCGTCTTGTTGTTGAAGATAGCCTTTATTAGGATTGTAAGTTGAGCTGGTTCCAAAAATAGAATCATTACCAAAAATTTCATTTGATTTATTGATTGCGTCATTCATTTGTTGATCTGTAATAACACTACCTTGTCCATTTTGAATTTGAATATTATTAATTCCTCCTGAATTTAAAGCATCTGCTTTATTCATTTCCTCTAACAAAGCTTTTTGTTCAGGAGGCATTACTTTGAATCCTGGTGGTTGTTGAGGCATACCATAAAGAGTAGAAGGTATAATTGGTTTTATTGTTTGTCTTTCTACTTCACCAGGCATCGATGAACCACCATAAGAAAAGTATGTTCCGAAGTAATCCCTATTAGCTGCTGCCTGTTGAGCATTCTTTTCTAATTGATCTATGTTTACTAAGTTTGGTTTTTTTGAAGTGTAAGAATACTTATCTTTATTTTTTAATATCTCTAAGTCTATATCCGATAGTTTATTTATTTGATCCCCAATTGCTTTTTTAGAGACATTAACTGCATTTGAAAATTTTTCATAAAGTGATTTAGCAATACCCATAATACCTAGTTCCCCTGCTGCAAACTTCTGACCTAAAGCAGAACCAATACTTCGAATTCCGTAACCAATATCACTACCTATTTCCTTCAAAGTAGGCCCATACATTCTGGCTAATCTCATTGCTTCATCTGCGGTGGTAGGGCCACCAGGTCTCACAGATTGTAGTACCCCTGATGCGCCAGCAACCGGTTTCATCTGTTCTTTTTTAAACTTCTCTAATAGGTCAGCTTGTATCTGCCTTCTATCTAATCTACCAGGAGTTATATCTTCTCTTCCTTTAAAAAAATCTCTACGAGTTTGCTCTCTTCTATCTTCAAGAGCTTTCATACTTTGATCTTCTGCTTGTCTAAAACTTACCATTTTTTATACTATACCCATTCTATTTTTCCTTGCAATATCAATTGATGCTAGAGATGGATCCTCTGCTATAAACTCAGCAGCGATTGCTTCGCCAGCAGGAGTTCTCGTTCCTGTTGCAGGTTGTCCGCCGACCGTCGGCAGTGGTTCAACGCCCGGTGCTACTTGAGGTGTGGTTGGTTGTTCTGTTTGGAATATCTCTGTTAAAAGGTCAAAAGGACTTCCGCCTCCAGGCACAGTAAAGTTAATATTTAATTCGTCTTTTAATAATCTCTTATCATAATTAGAATCAATGTAGTTGTAGATTTGATTTAATGCACCTTCCATAGGATCAATTAATGGTGCTCCTGTTTCTCTCGATAATCTGAGTGCTTGATCGTAGAATAAACTTCTCACTTCTTTGGAAGGAGTGTACGGGATATATCGACCATCCTCCACGGCTAATCGAAGTTTCTTCGGTAGACGATCTAGTTGTTTCCTTAAATCATCTTCTTTAATCCCTAATCTTTTTGCCGCTTCGATATTTTTAAACATTTCTTGGAATGCTCTATATCGAGAAATCTCTGAACCAAGATATTGATTTAAAACATCTTGAGGATCAATAGGACCACCTCTTAAAACATCACCTAAGAAAGTTGCTCTCGCACCAGATATTTTATTGTTAAAATCACCCACCATAAATTTAAAAGAGTTTGCTGGATCTACTTCAATATTTCTAAATCCAAAGATACCTGGAATCTCATCTGCTAAATCATAAACCTGACCATACTTATCTGCTTTTTTAAATGGAGATCTTCCGATACGCAGTGCTTGGTCAATTGAGCCGGGCGCAAAGGTGTCCATAACATGCATTGTTCCTTTGTAAAGTTTTTCACCAATAGGATCTTCTGCTCTAAATACTTCTCTACCATCCACTGTTCTACCTCTTCGAACAATTAAATCTGCCATAGCTTCAATATAAATGGATTCCGATAAAAATGGTTTAACGAGTTCTGACATACCAACAATACCACCATCGAGTAATCTTTTTGTCATGTTCTCGTCAGTAATTTCACCTTTAGCCATTTCATTGTAAACAGTTCTAAGAGGTCTTAATAAAGAGTCATAAGGATAGATGTAAGATAAATCCATGTAACTTATTTTTCCACTAGCTTTATCTTTTCCAGTTGGAATTAATAAAGAGTTCTCTGACCAGGAAGGAACAAACCTTCTGAGTGCTTCCATATCTTCATCAGTAAATTGAGATAATCCTTTTCCTAATTCAACAGCACCTACAGGTAAAGCTGCTCCTGTTCCAAGGACACCAGCCATTCTTCTCATACCAATTCCTCTAGTTTCTGCCATAGATATTTCTCTAGCCGCTCTTTGAATAGTATTAAATCCTGTTCTTAATATCTCAGCAGGAAAAGCAACGAATGTACCAAGTGGTAATTTTCGAAGAGCTTTAATTGCATCCCCTACATAAGCGTAGTTAGGAATATTATTTTTAGTTACATCAGCAGAAATATTTTTAATTAATGCGTCAACAGCGTCCTCTTCTACAGACTCACCTACTTTTTTACCTGCGGTAATAATTTTTTTTGGTTGATAAAATATAGGGTCAGAAACATTTACTTTTCTTCCTGTTATTTTTCCAACTAATTTTTGAAGATTATTTAATATTTTAGTTTCATTTTCTTTTAGTTTTTCAACATCTGATAGTTTTTCTCCGTTAGCTACTCTTTTTGCTCGACTTATAATTGAACTTAATTCTTCTTCACCCACATTATTGTTTTCTCTAAAGGCTTTAAAAGCATTTCTATAACTACCTTGTTCAAAACCATAGTTATAAATTTTCCAGAAATCATCTTCTGCCATATATGCATCTGTAATTTTTCTTCTTAGTTTTCCAAAGCCAGCACCTAAAGTTTCAATGGTGCTTTTCATTCCTAAATCACCGGTCATGTCTACGTTCTTACCAATCTTTGCACCTAGGTCAGCTAGT